GAAGTAATGGAAATTGGCACAGGTCATATGATGATTAAACGCCAAGTGTTCGAGAAGATGAAAGAAGAATTTCCTTTAATTAGATATAAACCAGACCATGTTGGTCAAGAACATTTTGATGGCAAGAATTATATTCATGCTTTCTTTGATACAATCATTGATACAAAAGATAGTTATACTGGTGGTGGTACTGACCGATATCTATCAGAAGATTATATGTTCTGCCAAATGTGGCGAAAAACTGGTGGTAAAATCTGGTTATGTCCTTGGATGAAAACTCACCATATTGGAACTTATGCCTTCACCGGCGATATGGGTGCAGTTGCAAAATACACAGGTAAACTATAATGTTAATCGGCATTGTCGGATTCATGGGGTCAGGCAAAGGAACTGTCGGAGATATTATTCAAAAACAAGGATATGTTAAAGATAGTTTTGCTAAACCATTAAAAGATGCTTGTGCTGAAATATTTGCATGGGATAGAAGATTGCTTGAGGGAGATTCAGAAGAGTCTAGAAACTGGCGAGAAGTTCCTGATAAGTATTGGTCATCAGCCTTTAACCGAGATTTTACACCAAGAGATGCCTTACAATTATTAGGTACAGAAGGTTGTCGTAATGTCTTTCATAAAAATATATGGGTTCACTCACTCATGAAAAGAGCTCAAGAGAAGGACAACACTGTTGTTACCGATGTTAGATTTCGCAATGAAGTCGAAATGATTCATGACCACGGTGGTAAAATTGTTAGAATAATCCGAGGACCAGAAGTACCATGGTTTCAAGATGCCGTAAATTTGAATAAAGGACCTAGAAGAAACTATAGTTGGGCTTCTGCAAAATATCATATGCAAGAACTAGGTATACATTCTTCAGAATTTGATTGGGTTGGATGCCATATTGATTATACAATTGAAAACAATAGCACAATTGCTAATCTAGAACTTGAAGTGAATAGAATGTTGACTGATGACATTTTCATGGCAAAATAATGAGATATTATTTCAACAAAGCAGTTCTCTATTTTTGTATATTATTCTTCTTTACAATTTGGTATCAAATATTCTATCAGATAGGTTGTAACTTTTTATGTGAAAAAGAAGTGGTTGTTAATGAATATCCAGATATATCAACCATGTCTCCTGAAGAATTAAAAGTAGCCTTCGAGAAACTTAGATTGGAAAGAATCAAACAAATGGAAGCTTTAGATTGAAAAAAACACTCATAGCTTTATTGTTATCCACAAATGTGTTTGCAGAAGAGACCTCATATTATACCGGCATTAAATATGGAATAGAAAAGAGTAATACAGGAGGAAGTGATGCTGTTAAATGGTCTGCTAAGTTTGGTAAACATATTAATGAATACTTTGATGCTGAAATATCTTCAAGAATCAAAGACAAAGATTCTGGTAGTAATAACACAAGAGTAGAGGCTGCTGTTATTGGTAAACACAAGATTGCCGATGATTGGAGTTCTTCATTGAGATTTGGTGTTGGTAACAAATACACCACAACAGATAACTTTAGTTATTGGTCTATAACTCCTTCAGTAAAATATAAAATTAACGATAAGATATCAACTAAAATTGGCTATCGTTTTCGTGATTCATTCGATACTGGCCATAAACAAAATGACCAAACAATTAAATTAGGAATAAGTTATAAGATTTTAGAAGACACATCACTAAATGCCGGGTATGATTTAAAAAGAGGCGATAGTGATTCAAATGGATTTGGCATTGGATTTAAGTTTGAATTTTAATCAAGTTTACCTCTTTTATGCCAATATTTGTAGTAGGATGTTAAAGTAAGTGAAAAGAAACAAAATTTATTATTATAAGGTGAAACTATATTATGAAACTTTCGAATGAAACATTATCGATATTGAAAAACTTTGGTGCAATCAACCAAGGTATTTTATTTAAAGCAGGTAAGACATTAAAGACTGTATCTTCTCATAAGAATATTCTAGCACAAGTGAATATTACTGAAGAAGTTCCTGCAGACTTTGGCGTTTATGACCTTAACAACTTTTTATCCGTCATCTCGTTAGGCACTGACCCGACATTTGAATTTGAAGATAAAAATGTAATCATTGTCAGTAACAAAGGTCGTTCAAAAACAAAATATCGTTTTTGTGAACCAACAATGATTGTTACTCCTCCAGAAAAAGAACTTGCAATGCCTGAACCAGAGATTTCTATATCATTGAGTGCTGATGATTTTAGTGATATCATGAGAACATCTGCAGTTCTGGCTTCTCCACAAATCGCAGTTGAATCTACAGGTACAAAAGTTAATCTTGCTACTCTAGATACTTCTAACGATTCATCACACACAAACACTCTTGAAATTGCTGAAGGCGATGGTAAAGTTTATAAGATGATTTTCAAAACAGAAAACTTATCTAAACTAATGCCAGGTAACTATGATGTAAATATTTCATCAAAAGGTATTTCGCATTTCAAAAACAAAGATATTGATTTACAATATTGGGTGACAACTGAACAAGGTTCTAAGTTTGAATCTTAATTTATTATATTATATTATGAGGTGTGTGAACAATGGAACATTTATTATGGGTCGAGAAATATAGACCAAAGAAAATAGCAGATTGTATATTACCTGAAAGGTTAAAGAAACCATTTCAAGAGTATGTCAATCAAAAAAGTATTCCCAATCTTCTTTTATCTGGTGGTGCAGGTGTTGGTAAAACAACTGTTGCAAAGGCTATGTGCGAAGAAATTGGCTGTGACTTTCTAGTCATTAATGGTTCTGACGAAAGTGGTATTGATACATTCAGAACTAAAATCAAAAACTATGCTTCTTCAATGTCACTTGTTGGTGGCAGAAAAGTTATTATCATGGATGAAGCAGACTATCTAAATCCAAATTCAACTCAACCGGCTCTTCGTAATGCAATAGAAGAATTCTCAGGAAACTGTTCATTCATCTTTACTTGTAATTATAAGAATCGTATTATTGAACCATTACATTCTAGATGTGCAGGTGTTGAATTCTCACTTAAAGGTAATGAGAAGTCTCAAATTGCAACTCAGTTTATGCAAAGAATCGAATCGGTTCTAACATCAGAAGAAGTTGATTATGAGAAAGCTGTAATTGCTGAATTGATTAAGAAACATTTTCCTGATTTCAGAAGAGTGATTAATGAGTTACAAAGATACTCACAATTTGGAAAGATTGATACAGGCATCTTGGCTCATATTGGCAATGTTCAAATTGACCAGATTACTCAATATCTAAAAGAGAAAAACTTTAATTCAATTCGTAAATGGGTTGCAACAACTGACATAGATTCTAATACGGTGTTTAGACAAGTCTATGAAGCTCTTTATGATATGATGAAGAAAGAATCGATACCTCAAGCAGTATTGATTATAGCAGACTATCAATACAAGAACGCTTTTGTAGCTGATTCAGAAATTAATTTAGTTGCATGTTTAACTGAATTGATGGCTAACTGCGAATTTAAATAATGAGTAGCCCATTCGATTACTCAAATCAAATATTATACGGTGGTAAACAATTAATTGTTGATGATATAACTGAACTTGGTTATAAACCATTCCTAATTAATCGTACTTTATCCTACCATAAAGACTGTATATTTTATGCTAATGAAATGAATCAACATCATCACCTAGAAAGTAAATTGCAGAATGATTTTTTACTAAATATAGTTAGAAAAAGCAAAAGACCGTTTGCTAAATGGGTGAAGACTGAGAAGATTGCAAATATAGAATGTATCAAACAGGTCTATAATATCTCAAATTCAAAAGCTAGAGAAGTTCTCTCAACCCTCACAAAATTGCAAATAGAAGAAATTGCCAATTCAGTCAATACAGGCGGCTTAGGTAAGAAAGGGTAAATTTATGGTAGACTTAAACGATTTCATTGAGGTCACTCTTAATCATCAAGATGACTTTTTAAAGGTTCGTGAGACACTCACAAGAATCGGTGTATCTTCTCGCAAAGAAAAAATTCTATATCAATCTTGTCATATATTACATAAACAAGGTAGATATTATATTGTACATTTTAAGGAATTGTTTGGTTTGGATGGAAAACCATCCAACATATCTGATAATGATATACAAAGAAGAAATGCAATAGCAAAATTATTAGAGGAATGGGCTTTAGTTAAAATTCTAAAACCAAAAGCATTAGAAGATAATGTTGCACCTCTACATCAAATAAAGATTATCTCATATAAAGAAAAAGATGATTGGGAATTAATTGCAAAATACAACATAGGCAAAAAACCTATGGAGCATGAATAATTAAAGTAAAGCTTTATAAATAAGAATCTGGTTGGCAGACCAGTTTAAAACTGCCGATTTGATGAT